CACAGCATTATTGGTTTCAAGAGAAACAGTATCAAAAAATAGAAAATATAAGTACATTAGAGAATCTTCATCTTGGTATAGAAGAACTTGTACTTTTCTTCTGGAAACCTAGAAGAGCTGCAAGAAGAAAGGAAACAACATGAGTGTTTATTCAAGGGTTGAAAATTTACCTGATGACCACTATCTTTCTTTGAAGAAAGTAAACGAATGGATAAAACATACAAGAAATGAGATGAAGGGTTGTCGTAGAGATGACCCTATACGATATGCAAATCTTCAAGCGTATATAAGAGAAATGAATCACTATTTACAGCATGGAGATTGGATATCAGATGTCTATGGTATGAATGGAGATAGAAAGGTAAATTGGAAAACTATTAAAGAAGCATATGACTCTGAAGGTTATGTTAAATGAATGAGAATGTTATTCCTTTTCCAAAATCAAAACTTAAAGGTTCTCAAAAACAGATTAAAATAAGAGAAAGAAATAGAAAGATAATGGCTGCAAATGCAATTGTAGAAAGCATGAGTAGAAAGTTTATATATAATATACAACAGTATGATTTAGATAAGCATCTTTCTGAAAAAGATGACAAATGGTTAGAAGATAATATTAATGTTATGTTGTCAGTTATTCAATGTGTCACTTATAAATGTATAGGTGAAAAACATCCGTTGGAAAAATTGTTACAGAATATAGCGAAAAAATTGAATGAGGATAGAGAAAATGATAGCTAGTATTTCAGAAATACTGAAAAAAGCAAACAGTTTCAAGAAAGTTGAAGATCGAGTAAAGTATCTTCAACACAACAGTAGCAAGACACTTAAAAAAGTTCTTGGGTATTGCTATGACCCAAATGTAAGATGGAAACTTCCAGAAGGCCCACCTCCAGATGACCTCGTTAAGTATGCACATGAAGCAGCCGATGTTCAAGGTGCGTTGTTTCGTGAAGATAGACGACTTGATTATCTGATTGAGTCTCCACAGTCAAAAAACCTGACTACATTAAAAAGAGAGCAAATTTTCATACAACTTCTTGAAATGATAGATAGGGAAGATGCAAAATTAATTATCTCAATCAAAGATAAAAAACTTCCATACAAAAACATTACAAAAGCTGTCGTGAAGAAAGCATTTCCTACTATATCGAGTCATTGGTAAAATTGTGAAAGCATTAATTGTTGGTAACGGATTGTCTCGTAAGGACATAAACCTCGAACAAGTTGCCCGTACAAATGACCAGATGACTATCTATGGGTGCAATGCATTGTATCGTGACTATGGGCCAGACTATCTCTATCCAGATTGGCTTGTTGCAATTGATGATGGTGTTATTGATGAAATAAAGAAAAGTGATTTTCCTTCACACCGATTAATTGTTCCTCCTGAGAAAGAAAGATGGGAGCCTGTACAATTATGGGAAGGTGTAGGAGTTGGTAGACCTCCAAGAAGTAATGCAGGAACAAATGCAATCATAGAAGCAGTTAAAATGAGACATGATACGATTTATATTGTTGGGTTCGACTCAATGATAAGAGATCATAAAGTTGCCGTTGGAAATATCTATGATGCAACTGAAAACTATGGCCCAGAGACAAGAGCAAACTATAATGACTCTGTTTTTCGTGCAAGGTATCTTGCATGGGTTTTTGAGAGCAATCCAAATGTAAAATTTAGATTTTATTTTCCCAATGGGTATGAAATAATACAGGTAGATTTACCAAATGTAACATACCATGACTACGTTGTTTTATAAATAATGAAATGGATATTAAACTAATGTCTGAAAGTTCACAACACCTATACGAGCAGAACACGACTTGGAAAGAACACAGTCGGTTCTCTTTCTACCTATCATATCTACTGGCAATCGCATCAGTAAAAGCAATCATTCATGCATTGATACCAGCCTTATTTAAGACCTCAACAACAGATGCCTGTAAACACATACAGATCGAAATAAAAGAGAGGAGTGAAGAAGAAGATGCCCACCTATTCATTTAGAGATACCAGAACAGAGGAAGAGTTCGATAAGTTTATGAGTCGAGCAGAGAGAAAACAGTATTTGGAAGTCAACAAGTTTATTCAACCTGTTCCAACAGCTGCTGGATTTATTTCTGGACACAATCTCAATGCAAAATTAGATGGTGGATTTAAAGACACTATGTCAAAGATTGCAGAAGCACATCCAACATCTGCACACGCACATAAGTACGGCTCTAAATCAATTAAAGATACCAAAACCAGAAATGCCATTGAAAAATGGAGAAGAAAACGAGAAGCGAAAGGAGATCATACATCAGCTACAGAAAGTTTGCCATCGATTCCACATACCAATATTAGATAGTATATTATGTCTTTTCTTCAACACTTAACAAGGACAAAATATGAAGTCGTCAGCACAAATGTATTCATCATTAGATTATTCACCATCTCTAAAAAATCTTTCTAAAAGGGAAAGACGACAACTTCGAAAACTACGACAATCAAAAAACTCTCTTTTATTATCTGAGGTCATTCCAAAAAATTCAAGACAACAACAAGCATTTGACAGTTTCTATGAAAATAAGAATTTAATTCTACATGGAGTTGCTGGAACAGGTAAAACTTTTATTGCCCTTTATCTTGCACTCTCTGATATTCTTGAAAATGAAAATGGTGCAGAAAAAATAATTATTGTAAGGTCTGCTGTTCCAACAAGAGATATGGGATTTTTGCCAGGCTCTGTTTCTGCAAAATCAGAATCCTATGAATTTCCATACATTGATATTTGCTCAGAACTTTTCAATCGACATGATGCTTATAGTTCTCTAAAAGGAAAAGGACTGATTGAGTTTATGACAACTTCTTATATTCGAGGAACAACAATGAATAACAGTATTGTTATCATTGATGAGGCACAAAATTTATCCTTTCACGAACTTGATAGTATTATGACTCGACTTGGAGAAAACAGCACACTTCTTCTTGCAGGAGATTTTCGTCAGACAGATTTACAAAAAGATTTTGAAAAAAAGGGTTTACTTTCCTTTATGAATATAGTATCATCATTAAATGATTTCGATTCGATTGAATTTAATACGTCAGATATTGTAAGAAGTGAATTAGTAAAAAACTATATTATAGGGAAAATGAAACATGGGTATGCATAATTGTTTAGTTGAAGAAAAAAGACTTGAGCAAATAAATTTCAACGGAGGTCGATTATATCGAGACAAGAGTGGTATCGAATATACCTCCGTTACTTCTTTTCTAGGAAGTTTCAATAAAGATGCAATCGACAGTTGGCGTAGATCAGTTGGAGAAGAAGCTGCAAATCGAATATCAGGAAAGGCAGCTCGACTTGGAACTCGTATTCATGCATACTGTGAAAGTTTTCTTCAAGATAGTATATCAAAACAATACTCACTTCCATTAGAAAATAAACTCAAGAATACGCTTCGTGAAAATCCAACTGAAATGAATATGTTTTATTCACTTCGTAATCGTATGCAGGAATCTGTGACAAATGTATATGGTATTGAGATTCCTTTACATAGTCGAACTCTTGGATTGGCTGGAACTGCTGACTTATTCTGCAAATGGGATGGTGAGCCCACGATAGTTGATTTCAAGACTTCAAGAAGAAAAAAGAAAAAAGAGTGGATTGAGAATTACTTTCTTCAAGGAACTGCTTATGCAATGATGGCTCGAGAAATGTATAATACTGACATTTATCAAATAGTCATAATTATTGCAAATCCAGAAGATTCTTATCCACAGACCTTTATAGAAAATCCTGAGAATTGGAAAGAAAAACTATTGACCATGAAATCGGAATATGATAGTATAAATTCAGTAAATCGTAGATTATTTTAGGAAAACACATGACTGATGCTCTTTGGGATGTAGAACTCGTAGACGAGGAGCTTACCATTAAATTCGACCTCAAACCGGCAGAAAGTATTGACGAACTGCTCACCAATGTAGAATATGCTATTTCCACAACAAAAAAAGGGGAATGGGCACATTCGTATTGGATGGAGATAAAAACTACTCTTTTAAGGAAATATGTAAAAAAAACGCAAATTCCTAGAAAAAAGGGTTGACTTTGCCTATAGGATTTGATATATTGGGTACTGTAATCAAGAGATTACTTAACATAATGTTTAACAGTAAAGTGGAACTATAGTTTTATGGCTAAAAAATTGACTAAGAAAGCGAAAGTTTTCAATTTGTTATCAAAAGGCAACCCTGTATCTTGGACTACTCTGAGAACAAGGTTTGACCTTTCTTCTCCTAGAGCAATGATCGACACACTTCGTAATGAAGGCTTAATGATTTATACAAATAAATCTAAGTCTGGTACATCATATCGTGTCGGAACTCCATCCAAAGCAGTTATAGCTGCAGGACAGAGAGCCCTATCTTCTGATGGGAATTATGCTTACTCGTAAGTAACGACTCTAGGACAAAAAAGCTAAGATATCCGTCTTGCTTTCAAAGGGTTATGTGGTTTTTTTCCTTTCACCATGTAACCCTTTGTTTTTATTGACTAATTTTTTTTTCACTTTTTTCATAAGTTATTGATTTTAAACGATTCTTTTTTCAAGAAAGTTCTTGACATTGCCCTTAAAGTGTGTCATTATACTTAAATGATGATAAGAAACTTGGTTGAAAATAACGTATTATTCTTTTGGTGTGTGAATCCTGATAAGCTCAAACGCATCTATGGGATATTAATTGGTGAAGGCCTCGGTAGTTATTTTCAACCCTTTTTAAAGAAAGGAAATGTTATGAGTTTTAGTAATTTTTTACTAGATGTTGCTGGTGCAGCTTGGTTTGCGTGTGTTATGATTGGTTTATTTGTACTATTTACTTAGAAAGGAAATGAAAATGGAACAAAAATATTTTGTGATAAGAAAATGTGAAAAGAAAATGGGAAAGACTGGCCCTGTGGCTGGTAAGCCAGGAAAAATAGTTGCTGGATTGTTTGAACCAATTACGTCTTTTGAACAAGCCGTTGAAGTCGGCGAGAGAATGAGAAAAAGATTGCCTGGAATGTTTCCTCTTAGTGTTTACCTTAGAATAGAAGAATTAGAACCGTTAGAATATGCGGTAGTGGAAGGATAGATTATGAGTGAAGATAAATGGTGCTTTGATGAAACTATGACTTTAGATTATGCAATGCAAATCTTAGGAATTAATCGAACAAAGTTTGAGATACGGAATATGGTTAAAGCTCAATCGTCTATGGTAAGTCAATGGCTTGCAACAAAATATGATACACAATTACTAGAATCTGGAAAGTTTGTTCTTAAAAATTGGAAAAAGTATCAAGATGCTTGTAATGAATATCGAGACAAAAGATTTCGTGTGAGGAGAGCATAGACATGGCTGTTGGTGATGGATTAGAAAATTGTAGTTTTGAAATTAGAAACGACAAAGCATTGACTGACTACTACTTAACGGTTCAGTCAGTTTATCAACCTAAGTTTAGAGATTATTTTGTAGAAAATAATGGTGCTACAATCGAGGAGGTTCGTGAATATTACAAAGAAAAGTATTTCAACCTTTTTAGTCTGATTAAAGATAAACCATTTGAGCAGATTGTTACAGGAGTTACTGCAATTATGAATTTGAATTTTGATTTAGAACAATTCGAATACACTAAAATTAATTAATATGCATATACTTCCTGTATACTATACAACAACAAATCATAAGAAACGTAAAGCAAAAAGGGTGACTGCAAAGATGCAGTCGGCCCTTGATGCACATGAAAAATTTCTTAAAAAGAAGGGATACAAAGGTTCTTCATCTTCAAGTAAAAGTAAGACTGTAACTTTTACTCGACAGACTCCTAAGTATCCAAGTCTTTCTAATGGTGCTGGAGGAGTTGCACTTAAAAAAGAAACTCCCAAATACACAGGAGATGCCGTAATTGGTCAAGCTTATAATAAAGGTGGACTACAGGTGTTATCCAAAAAAGAAGTAAATGACCCACAAACAGGGAAAAGAAGATAGATGGAAATAAGTGTTGTAAGTCATACGTTACTTGCTATATTCTGTATGGCAGGAACATATTATTGGGGATACATTGATGGAAGGGCCTCTCTGTGGGATAAGATGACAGAGATTGCATCTGAGATCACAGATAATACTCTGAATTATCTTTGTGTCAAGGGATACATCAAATTTTCATTTGATGAAAAAGGTGAGATGCATTTACACAAAGTCTCGCCAGTTCACTTAAAAAGAGATGAAAGATTGAAAAAAAGTAAACTTTCTTCAAAAAAGTATTGACTTTTGTGTAAATGTATGTTAGATTAATATTATCGTAAACTGAAAAAAGGAGAGTCAGATGGCTCATCAGGTAGAAACAATGGCATATGCAGGAGAGGTGCCATGGCATGGATTAGGTGTAAAAGTTATTGATGATTTAACACCAGATCAAATGCTCAAGAAAGCAGGACTTGATTGGACTGTTTCAACTCGACCAATGTATTTCAAGAATACTAATAAACCAGAGTATACTGAAATTCCAAAACGTAGAGTTCTTGTAAGAGATAGTGACGAAACAATACTTTCAACAGTTGGTGACGGATGGAAACCACTTCAAAATTCTGAAGCATTTGATTTCTTCAATGAGTTTGTTATTGCAGGAGATATGAAAATGGATACGGCTGGTTCACTTGATGATGGTCGTATGGTTTGGGGTCTTGCAAAACTTAAAGATGGATTTACAGTATCAAAAGGTGATGATGTAGAGGGATATCTTTTATTCTCTAATCCTCACAAGTATGCTTGTTCTATTGAAGTAAGATTTACTCCTGTTCGTGTTGTTTGCAATAACACACTTACATATGCTCTTAATCAATATACGCAACAGTCTGCACGATTAAATCACAGACAAGTATTTGATGCCGAAAGTGTAAAAGAAACACTTGGACTTGCAAGTAACTTTATGCAAGATTATGCAGATGTTTCTAAGTTTCTTGCATCAAAAAACTATTCTAAAGATTCAATCAAAGAATACTATAATGAAGTCTTTCCGATTGCTGGTGACAACAAAAGGTTAAAAGACTTATCTCGTAATGCAGAGGCTGCTCTTGAGACTGTCAACACACAGCCTGGTGCAAAATTGAGTGAAGGTACATGGTGGTCTGCCTTTAACTCTGTCACTTACCTCATAGACCACGAACTAGGTGTCTCGCAGGATACACGTTTACAATCTGCATGGTTTGGAAAAGGGAGACAAAAGAAAGTCTCTGCTCTTGCAAAAGCCAAAGACTATGCGATGGCAGCTTAGAGGAGTTGATATGTCAGAAGAAAATAAAGAAAAACAATCATCAAATGGTATTGATAAAATTATTGATATTTACAATGCCTCGGTAGGAGAGGGAACAGCTTTTGACCTCGACTATGGAAAGATTGTTTTAATCGTTCTTTGCTTGTATATTGCAGTACAAGTGTCCTAATAAATAAGTGTGGAGAGAGGGCTTGACCCTCTCAAAACTTATGGAGTGATTATGACAAATCTTGTAATTCGTGGACTGAATGACGATATAGAAAAGAATGAATTAAACGCCAAAGCAAATGGTGGAACTGAGATGATGCAAAGAAAACTTGCATCTCTTATTGATAAAGACTTATATGATAAGTTTCAAATTATTTGCTCAAGAGTTCGAGATATAGATAAAGACCGAATACCGATTCTTTGGTGTCACGATACGTTTAACGACCCTGAGAGTCAGCATCTAAAACATGAAATCAATCGTGATCGTTTTAAACAAATTGTCTTTGTTTCCAATTATCAATTCCAAACATATCATTTAGGACTTGGTATTCCTTATGGTGGCTCCTGTATTCTTAAAAATGCAATAGACCCTATTGAGACTCACGAAAAAGAAAAGACTGATACTCTTAATCTTATCTATCACACAACACCGCATAGAGGACTTGAAATACTTGTTCCTGTCTTTGAACATCTCTATGACAAACATAAAGGTAAGATACATTTAGATGTCTATTCAAGTTTCAATGCATATGGTTGGCCTCAAAGAGATAAAGAGTATGAACCTATCTTTGCAAGATGTCGTGAACATGAAGGAATTACTTATCATGGATTTCAAGAAAATGAAGTCGTAAGAGAAGCACTCAAGAAAGCACACATTTTTGCATATCCAAATATATGGCCAGAAACATCTTGTATTGCAGCCATGGAGGCGATGAGTGCTGGAGTGTGTATCATTGCACCAAATCATGCAGCCCTTCCTGAGACAACTGCTAATTTTGCATTGATGTATCAAATGCAGGAAGATAAAAATGTTCATGCAAATACATTTGCAAGTATTCTCGATCAGGTTATCACAACCTATTGGAATAGTCATATGCAACAGAGAATACAATTATCCAAGATATATGCCGACAGTTTCTACTCATGGGATGTTCGTAAATTTGAATGGCAAAACCTATTGACAAGTCTATCAAGAATGTGATATTATTTTTGTTATGGACTTAAATGTAAAGAATTATATAAGAACACAAAAGGTTTTTTCAAGAAAGTTTTGTAAAGAAACAATTAAGGATATACAGAAAGTTGATTGGGAAAAGCATCTATTCTATGTTCCTGACCAAGAAGAATACTTTAGTAGGTCTGGAGACAACGAATTAGATGTTGGATTTGGTGGAGAACAGTCTCAAAAGATTATGGACAAACTTCACTCTGTTATTAGAAGATATGTTGGAGGGCTTGATATGCCCGATTGGTATGATAGTTGGAATGGATACTCTAAAATTAGATACAATCGGTACTCGATAGATCAAACAATGGCAATTCATTGTGACCATATACACAGTTTGTTTGATGGAGAGATAAAAGGTGTTCCTGTATTAAGTATAATTGGCGTGTTAAATGATGATTATGAGGGTGGAGAGTTAATGTTTCATGGTGAGGAATATAAAACAAAAACAGGTGATGTTGTTATGTTTCCGTCAAACTTTCTTTATCCTCACATGGTAAAACCTGTAACGAAAGGCACAAGATACAGTTTTGTGAGTTGGGTATATTAATGGCAATAGAACTTATGGATAGTGAAACTAAATCAAAAATATTAAGTCAGGCTGAGTTGGGTTATAGACCAATAATTATTTGCACAGGGGGGTTCGATCCTCTACACTCTGGGCATATTGACTATCTAAAATCTGCAATGCGTAGCGGTTCTTTTATTGCAGTTGGTTTAAATAGTGATGACTGGCTTGCACGAAAAAAAGGTCGTGCATTTATGCCATTTGAAGAAAGAAAAACAGTTCTTGAAAATTTATATTGTACTGATGCAGTCTTTGGATTTGATGATTCAGATGATACGGCAAAAAATGCTATACGAAAAATAAGAGAGCTGTGTCCTAACAATCCAATTAGTTTTTATAATGGTGGAGATAGGACAGAAGAAAATATTCCAGAGATGGATATAGATGACGAAATTCAATTTATCTTTGGTGTTGGTGGAACAGAGAAAAAGAACAGTAGCTCTTGGATTCTTGAAGAATGGCAAAATCCAAAGACTGAAAGACAATGGGGATATTATAGAGTTCTTCACGATTATGCTTATAGTACTGTTAAAAAATCTGAAAAAGTATTGTATCGTAAACATATAAAAGTAAAAGAACTTACAATCGACCCAAACAGTTCTATTTCTTTTCAGAGACATATACACAGAAATGAACTATGGTTCATTGTAGAGGGTAATCCAACAGTTTACCTTTCAGATGAACCAGATTTAAAAGAGGCAATACAAGCGAGATACTCTCTTCACGAAACTATTTTCGTGCCTAAAGAAAAGTATCATAGAATTGCAAACCAAACAGTAAATCCTGTAAAAATTGTAGAGATACAATATGGGAGCTCCTGTGATGAAGATGACATTGAGAGGATTCAATATGATTGATTTAAAACGTGATGAGTTAGTCGAGAGACTTAAAAACAATGTTTGTGTAGTAGATTTCAATAAAGTAAATGGTGATTTTAGACAAATGACCTGTACTCTACAAGCAAGTGTTCTTGAAGAAAATAATCAGGTTGTTGATTATTATAAGAAAACAGGTAAAAAACCAAATGAAGAAGTTGTCTCTGTTTGGGATTTAAACGCTAAGGGCTGGAGATCATTTCGAATTGATAAGGTTATAAGTTTTACAACCGAAACAGAAAGAGATCAAGAGATGGAAAGAATTGCATTGAGTTATGCAATGATGCATCATTAATGACAGAGAGTGAAATAGAGAAACAGATTCGTGAATGGAGTCGGTTCTCTTTAGAAAAAAAACATGGCAAGTCTTTACCTATGTGTCCTTACGCAGAGAACACATGGAACAATGATAAAGTCTCGGTACAGTTCTGTTATGAGAACTATGTAGAAAGAGTGAAGTCAATTCAAGAGAATTGGAATGACACACATGATGTTATCATTCTTGCCTGTTTTGATTTTGAGAATGACCCTAATGCATTTCAAAGTACTCTTGACAATATAAATGAAAATGCTTCAAATACTAATTTATGGTTAATGGGATTTTCTCCACATTGTTATGGTGGTATCTTTGAAGCAAATCCAAAAACTCCTCCTTCTTCCTATGCAATGATTTTTATTCAAAGATTATCAAAGTTGCAGGAAGCTGCATATGAACTTCAAGACTTAGGATACTATAAAGAATACGAGTCTCAAGTCATGCATGAGAATAGAGAATTTGAATATTTAAAAATGATTGATAAATGGTGAAGGTTATTCTGTTGCTAGGAAACCTTCTT